TAGGTCGTAGACATAGGTCCCTGGGGCAATGAGGCTAAGGGCTTCGTCTGATACGTAAACGGTTATTGCGCCATTGGTGGTTCCAAGGGCAATGCCGGTTGTGGTTCCGTTTGTGCTGGAAAGACGCAAGAATGCCTCTTGCGCGCCCTGCCTTCTTCGAACGTGCATGGCCGCAGTGGCCCCCGTAAGATTGACAAGGCTGCCAGCCGCGTCACGGTATTCAAGGCTGATGGTCAGGTAGCTGCCTTGTTCCGCTGTAATATCGTAAGTCGTGGCCATAGGAATCCCCCTTGCCCGCATTTTATGGTGCGGACAGGCAAATGACCAGAACGGTAGTTTCTACGATTGGTATGTTATCATTGTTACATGGCAAGACCAGGCCGCATGCCGGCAGAACAACTAGCAGCACTCCGGGAGCGCATTAAAATGTTGATGCTCCAAGGTGTTTCCCTGTCCGAAATCGCCGGGATCGTTAGCCTGAGCGAGGAAACAGTTCGAAAACACAGCTACGTGATTAAGAAATCATGGGTTGACCCCAACCCAGACCCCGCAACCAACAAGGGCGAACTGATTGAGCGTGCAAACCTGGTCTCCAAGATGGCTGCTGCGGCTGCTGCGCGCGCCAAAGGGACCAGCAATGAGGCGCAGTTCCTAAAGATTCAGCTAGAAGTCATTGACCGTATAGCCAGGCTAACTGGCGCTTATGAGCCAGACCGCACTGAGATCACGGGCAAGAACGGGGCAGCAATCCAACTATCCGCTGTTCCCCACGAGATCGACACCCTTCCTAGGGAGCAGCTGGCAACACGCCTGCAGGCCTGGGCAGAGGCAATGAAAGAAGAGCCCATTGAGGGCAAGGCGACAGAAATTGAGCCTTAGCATTAGCAACAGCGAATACCGAGAGTGGCTACGCAAGAAGGCAGCCACATCTGATGCTGCTTTTGCCGAGTACATGAGCGGCTTGGTGTTCCCTAAGCATCTGCGCGAAATGGAAAAGTTCATGGATAGCCACGACCGCGCTCTGGTGCTTATGCCCCGTGGTCACGCAAAAACTACTGCGCTAATCTTCCGGGCGGCACGAATCATTGGCATGACTAAGGGGAATATTCGCATCGGCATCCTTACGGCTGTGCTTGCCGACTCAATGTCAAGATCCCGAGCCATCAAAACGCTTATTGAGAGCCCGCTCTTTGCTGAAGTGTTCCCCTGGGCAGCCGACGGCGTAGTTGGAAACAAGTGGACCGACGAAACTTGGACCATTAAGGGCGTAAACATGGGCAAAGATGCCACGTGCTTTGCCGATGGCCTTGGCTCAATTAAGCCGGGAGCGCGTCTTGACCTCTTGTTTGCGGACGACATGGTTGGCATGAAGGAGAATGCCACTGCTGGTCAACGGCAAAAGGCGTCAGATACTTACTGGCAGGTTGTCGACCCAATGCTTGTCCCGGGATCAAAGAAGTGGTACGTTGGGACGCGCTGGCATGAGGACGATTTCTACGCTGAGCTTATGCGCAAAGGAATTCAGGAGTATCAGCGCAGGGCCCTGGAAGATGGTCAGCCATTGTGGCCAGAGATGTACACGGTTGATGCCCTTAACCAGAAGAAAGAGGAGCTTGGCACGCCAATCTTCATGCTTCAATTCCAAAATGACGTTACCTCTATGGGCGGGAACATCTTCCGGCACGACTGGTTCCAGCGCACGGACAAACTCCCGGAAGGCGCTAGGCGAATTGGCGTTGACCTTGCCTCTTCTATTAGCGAACGCAGCGACTATACGACCGCAGTAGAAGTACTAGAGGACGATGACCACAACCTTTACGTTATTGGCGCTTGGAAAGAGCGCATCAACGAAGGCCATCAGGAGTGGCTGACTGGCATTAATCGTCACGGGGAGATTGGCAGCTCTAAGGGCCCTAAGATCCTTTGGCCGCAACGGATGCTCAGCCTGCGGGGTCTTAACTACGAGGCGGAAGAGCCACGGTTCATTGAGTCACTCAACATTGAAGCCGTGCAGCACCAAAGCACGTTTGTTCGGGAGATCCTGGGGACCACTAGCCTTCCTGCCCGCGCTATCCGACCAGATAAAGACAAGGTCAGCCGAAGCCGCGCGCTTGCGGCGCGATACGAGGCGGGTAAGGTCTTCCACCTTAACGGCGCCCCTGGGATTGATAGCCTGGAGCACGAAATGCTGTCGTTCCCAAATGGGGAACACGACGACCTTGTTGACGCGCTGGTGTATGCGGCGGACCTAAGCGGTAACTCGTTCTACTTTACTTCTGGCAGAAGGTTCTTTTAGTCCCACCAGTCAGCCCACCACTCCCCGTCACTGACGTTGTATAGGTCAGTATTTAGGTAGAGCAAGTCGCTTGACGTAGTGCGATAGCCGCAGCAGATTGCCCCGACGGTTGTTCCCAAAAACAATACTGACATGGCGTCGTATGTCTCTAGGCCGTACATGGAAGCCGTGGCAGCAATAGCGCCGCTTACAAATGCCGCAGCGCCCGATGTTCCCGTCTGCTTAATTTGCCCCTTTAAGGGGTGGTAAACGGTAATGTTTTCTCCAGGGGCATACAGGGAAATGCATGGACCAATGTTGCTGCTCCTAGATCGCAAATCGAGGCGGGTAGAGGCGCCAATTGTAAGCGCCCCATCGGCTCGTCCTGGGCTGTAGCGGCAGGCATCCCGCCCGTCGTTCCCAGAGGCAACAACTACTGGGAAACCAGCATCAACCATCTCGTTTACCTTATCGTCAAGGGACTGCGTCGCCGCACCGCTAATAGACATGTTTACAACAGATGTTCCTGGGTCGGCATTTTGCAAAATCCAATCAAGCCCAGCAATGATGTTCTTTGGGTTCCCCTTACCCGCGCAATTCATAACGCGCACGGATACAATCTTTGCCTTTTGTGCAAGCCCTAGATTGCGACCAGCAATAATTGAAGCAATCATGCTGCCGTGATAGGCCCCGCACGTAACCTTCCCGTCGGAGAATGCATTGAATCCCTGCTCTACTCCGCCCCTAAACATTCCGGAATCGTATACTCCGCTGTCCACAACGTAGACGGTAATGCCGGCGCCGTAGTCCTTTCCGTTCCAGCTCTTGCCATCCATAATGTGGGCGCGCTGATTAACTCGATCATGTTCCCACCCAGCAACAGAAAACTGGTTCGGGTCAGGGGTGTTCGGGACTGCCAGCAGGGCAGCCGCAAGGATAAGGCGAATCATGCCAACTGCTCGTTAATGGTTTCGGGAGTGTTGGCATCTTCGTCAACAAAGACTGGGGTTGAATCGCCCACCCAAGCGCCCTGGATGTTGAACGAAAAGTATTCTTCGGCTTCCGCAAAGAAGTCTCGGTCCCCACGGTAGACGTCGTTGTCGTCAAACTCCTTGTTGTCGCGGGCATCTGCAGCAAACTCATTAACAAGCTTTGCCAGGATCTTGTTCTTGCTGTAGACAATAAGCGGCTTATTAAACTGCCACCCTAGGCCAATGATGCAGTCGTCCCAGCCATCAGCCAGCAAGACATCGTAAGCAGGAACGCTAGACTTCTCGTTCATCTTCCCTCCTTTTTACGCGGAACAGCCGCGTTGCCCGACACACCATGCAAGAGGCGTGCTTAAAGTCTTGGTGCAAGGTATTGCTTCGAACGGATTGCACTACATCGCTTTGTCGGTCATCCCCGCACACCGAGCAAACCCATACCTCTTGGGGCTGGGTGTAAGCGTATCCGATAGTGTCACTCTTCTTCAACAACGCGAGCCTCGCAGGTATTTACCCACCTGGAAACGGCAATAATCTTGTCGTCGCGGGTTTGCAGAACACCCTTGTTTACAAGCTGGCGAACAAGTTCTTCATTTTCGCTCCACCACTTCAGCCAAAACCAGCCTTCGATAGGCGTCTGCTTTTCAACGACACAGGAGATGCGCGCGTATGGCTCGCCAGTGTCTGCCATAACAGCCTCACAGGAATCCCCGTCTTGCACAACCCTAATGAGGGCGTCACCAGACTTGTCGTCTACGTACTGGAACACTCGCTCAACCAACATCTGCCCTCTCCTTTTGCTTCTTAGTAAGCTGCGTCTTGCGCGCAACAACGTGGTTTGCCCACGCGCTTGCCGCGTCAATAAGCCCAGCAGGGCTCTTGGCACTTACCATACAGGTAAATGGGATCTTGTTCAACTTGACAACTGCAATAAAACGCCAATTAGAGTGCCCCTCGGATGGCGGGAGAATTGCCCCCTCAATCTCGCACTTCTCGTAATTACCAATCAGCAAAATGTCTGCAATGTTTTGGCTAATCTCGCCTTCAAGAACCGCCTCTGCTCCTGGAGTCCAACGCTCTGGGAGGAGGCCAAGGGTCCTTGCGGTTGAGCTGTAGGCTGCGTTAAGCCAGCCGCGCAGCCAGTCGTGATCATAGTCCTGGGTCATCTTTGCTTTCTTCTTGCTCATTCAGCACGTACCCTTTCAATAAAGACGGGGAATCCGACACATACCTTACAAATGAAAGCAGTCTTTCGGTCTCGGCATAAACCCTTTCTGCTTCCCCCGAGGCAATAGAGCCAATGACCATCATTGTTTCGCTGTCATACACCTCGGAGGAGCATTGTCCGTCTTCCAGCGTTGTATAGACGGTGGGGAACCAGACCATTACATCCTCTTAGCGTTTGGCGATAGCCGCATGTCGCTGTATTCGCGCAGGGAGCAATTGCTCCAATGGCAATAGCTGTCCTTGCTTTCAGCAGACCCGCCGACACAATCCTCGCACATCTTGCGAATAGCAAGCAACATTCCAGCCGCCTGCGTAGCGCCCTGCAGCTTATTGACAGACTTCTCAATCTTATCTACCGTCTCCGTCAGCGTGTCAATCTTAGAAATCACACTGCTGACTTCTGCGCCGCTGTCCTCTTCCGCCTCGGCAATGATGTCAACAAGCTCTGGGTGATTGTTCTTGACGTATTCAATGACTGCCACTGAGTAATCAGCGGGGATAGAACGCTGGTTGCTTGCGTATGCCTCCACCGTTCGTGGGGAGCGGCGGTGCTCTGGCGATAGGACCTCGTTCATTCGCTGGGCAAACATCTTTGCCGCGCTTCCGCGTGAATTGTGCGGGAATACCGATTGAGCAATTTGTGCCAGCAAATCAGACCGCATTCTTCTTCTCCTTTTCTGCCATAAACTCCGTAATCGTTTCCGCAATGCCCTTCCAATTGAACTCGATAGCCAACTGGCCGTGGTGCTTTGTCTTGGCTGCGACTAGTAGGTCTACCTCTCCGCCAATCTTCCGCCAATTGTTGCAGAAGGTGTAGTCCTCTCCGTATTGAGTCTTTGTTTCCTCGTCCTGAGAATAACTAAAGAACTGATAAAGCTTTCCTTGCGTTGTGTTGAAATAGTTGTCTGGGTTTTCAGCCATCAACTTCTCAAAAGCTTCGCGCTTTACCATCATGGCGCCAGTGCCAACCTTCAAGACCTTTGCAAAACCAGCTTCATCCACCTTGAACACATCCTCCTCCGTGGAGAAGTTCCCTTCGGCAATAAGGGCTGGGTAGAGTTCCAGGCTTGTGTTTGGGTACGCCGAAACGAACTCGCCCAAGCGGTTCCAAACAACTTCCCTCTTGGAGCACGGCAGCGCGCTGACCATGCGGTCATGACCGAGTAGGTACAAGATGTGCCTTGGGTCAACCTGGATGTCGCTGTCAATCATAAACAGGTGAGTTGCCTTCGTCTCCAAGAATTGCTTAGTAAGTTCGTTTCGCGCAAGCGGAAGAATGGAGTTGCCCGCAAGGACCTTCCACGTAAAGGAAATACCCTGCTCAATGCACAGCTTCTGCAACTGCATAACCGTTGCGACGCAGCCAGCGTGTAGCCTGCCGTCCAACGTAGGGGTTGCGACGCAGATGCCGACACTCTTTTGTGGCGTGCCAACGCTTTGCGCATCAAACGACCTAGGGTTCCTTGCTCGCTTTGACTTCTTACTCACTTCTTCTTCGCTCCCATCACATTCACCCTAAGGTTTGCCAGCGAGAGATTGGGTGCATCCCCTCGCGGAGCCTTCGTTTCCTTTTCAAAGCGGTGAAGTTCTGCTGGGAGACCATCAAGCGGCCGCCCCCACTTAGATCGCTGAAGCGCAACGGTGATGAGCGCATAGTTTGCAATATCAAGCATCGTATCGGCAAGCGACTCGTCACCGCCGTCTGGCAGAGGGTCTAGGGTGACCTCTCCGTCAACAACCTTCCCGTTGAGGAAGCGCTTGGCTCGCTCGATCTTGTCGTAGGCAATGCGGCTAACTACGCCGTGAATTCCAAGCTGCTGAATGTTTGAGTCTCCGTATCGTTCTTGCTTGCGCACAAGAAGGGCAAACGCTTCGGAGTAGATCTCCGCAAAGGTCGCCTCAAAGCTTTGCTCCGCCGTAGCTACAACCCGGCCCTTTGTTGGATTAGCCAATTTGCCTCCTTCTCCGTGACTCGCATGAGTACGGCTGCATCGATGTGCTGGCCACAGATTACCAGATAGGGCTCCAGGTCGTCCTCGGAGCGGGGCTCCAAGGTAAGGGT